TTAATGTTCTTGTAGCAGATTGTGAAGGATTCTTAGAAGTGTTTTTTGATGAAAATCCAAATTTTTATGATAATTTAAGATTGATTATATTTGAAGCAGATTATACGGAAAAATGTAATTATGATAAAATAAAAAGTAAATTAATAGAAAAAAAATTTAATAAAATATTAGAAGGTCATCAAAATGTATGGATAAAATGAGCGTTTTAAATGAGAAAAGGTGTAAATTACGAATAGGCAATATAATACTTTTAATTTTTATTGAACTATCGTTTATTATTTTTTCAATGTCAACAATAAAAGTTGGATTTTTTAAAACATAATAATTTTCTGTATAACATCTCTCCATTCCTGAATTACATTTTTTAAAAATATGATTATTATAATTTTCCATATTATATCCAGTATCATAATCCAAAAATGAAAAAAGTTTAATTAAAAATGTTGTTCCACATCTTCCAGTTCCTGAATTGAGATATTTTTCCATTTATTTAATATTAAATAAATTAATATTAATATTAATAATTAAACGAAATAATAGTGCATTTTTATTCAAACCGCTATGTTTTATTTAGTTTTTCCAAACACGTATCAAATTTTCTACTTAAAAATATTCCTTGTCTTGCGATTTTTTTATTATTTCTAATTTACGAAAAGTGATAAATATGGTCCTGGTAATAATTGGAGCGATGGAGTTATTGGCGATAACATATTTGTATCCGTTTGGAGTAAAATATCAAATAATAAAAGTTAATTTTAATTATTTGCTAAAAAATATTAAACAATTTATGATATTTTCTATTTATGATATCATACTATTTTTTAAAATATAATCAATACAATATTTTGATTGTATTTTGTATTTATAAAATAATATAAACTACTAATATTGATATTATTATGATAATACTTGAAGTAGTTCATTTTTTAATAATATGTTTAATTTTTTCTGTAAATAAGTTGTATAATATATTCTAATTTATGTTTTGTTATTTTGTTTTAAATTAAAAACTGTTTTGCATTTTTTAAAGCAGTTTGATAATTGTTTTTTATATTTGAAATATTATCTGTATAATGTGTCGCCAACTGATGTTTTTGCATTTCTTTTGCTCTTTCATATCTCTTTATCATTTTATTTATGAGAAATGCTTCTCCTAAAAAACACATATGTTTATTTATATAAATATTTTTTGAATAAACTACATTCCCTGAAGGTTTGCTGATATGGGCACCAAGATTATAATTCATATCTATAATTTTATCTCTCAAAAAACACAAAGATTTATTTTCCATTCTATTATCAATGTATTTATTTATTTTATTTAGATCAATATCGTGTAAAGTTATTGATTTACTCTCGCCTATCATATCAATCCCTTTGACATTAATTATAGAAGTACCATTTGTTTGTTCTTCCAATAATTGTTTTTCTGTAATGCATAACCATTCATCCATATCAATAACTAAAACCCAACCATCTTCTAAATATTTCCAACAATTATTTTTTATTTTTCTATATTCAAAATCATCAATGCAATTTTTGTAATTTGGTGATTCCCAATTAACTATTTTGCAATTAAATGACTTTGCTATATTAACACAATTATCAGTAGATTTGTTATCTAGTATTGTTATATTAGCAGAAGGCAAATATTTTTTATAATGTAATATAGTGTTCCTTATTAATACTTCTTCGTTATAGCATAAAATGAATATATTAATTTTCATTATACTATTAAAATGTGAAAATAATATTTTATTTTTAACTTAAACATTTCAAAATAAAATATTACTTATAATAAAATATATAAATTTGTATTGATAAATAATAAGAATGTATGTGTTTTTAATACTCAAAATACATTTTGGTTAAATCCTGATTTATTTATTTGCTTACTGATACCTTGTTCTGTATCATTTCGTTATTGCGATATTTTACGTGGAATAATTAATAATATTATTTTAAAAAAAACAGATACCTATATGATGTATTCATCTCCTAATGTTATACAAAATCTGAATGAACATAATTTAATAAGTGATTTTAAAAGTGAATATGAAATGTATATACACAATGAAAATATTTTAGGTTTTATTGAAAAAGATGTAGAAAATACAACATCTGTAAAAGACCTCTTATGTTTAGTTTATAATAATTTGCTTATAAATAATGTAATTAAACAAAAAGATATAGATGTACTTAAAAAGTGGTGCGCATATTTTAAGTAAAATACTTTCAAAACAATTACTCGTAAAAAAAGTCAAAAAAATATAACCAAATAACACATATATGAAATTTTTATATTATCTAGCATGTATTGGTGATCCTGATTTAGATTTAAAGTTAAAAATACTTTCTCATAATTTAACTTATTTGCATAAAAAACTAAATACAAATTTTGATGTCATGATCAATTCATATGAAACTAATAATGATAAAAATAATAAAATAAAAAATATAATACAAACTTTAAATTTTATAGATGAAATGTTTTTTTATAATAAAAAAGGTGTTTTGACAGAGGTATTTTTAACTAATACTTACAATAATAATGTAGACAACTACGATTTTATATTTTTCATTTTAGATGACATAAAAATTGAAAATATTGATATTTATGATATGATACAAATAAAAAATAAATATAATATTGAAATATTTTCACCCAAAGTAATTAATAGTACTTGGGAATTTATGAATATGTACAATTACCTTACATTTCATAATTTTCTTGAAATTTATTTTCTTTTATTATCTCCCAAAGACTTCCATAAATTCTTTAGTTTACATACTATTGAAAATAAATGGACTTGGGGAATTGACTTTTTGTTTGGTTATTTAAATATAAATTCAGGTGTTATAAATAAATATTCAGTTAAACACATGATACCAAGTAAATCTAATCAACAAGAAGGATACAAGTTAATGATGGATTATTTAAAAGAAAAAACACCTTTTAAATCTTTAAACGAAATAAGAAGCAAATATAAACCTATTAAGGGTTATATAATAATTTAGATTATTCATATTTATCAAGCATTAGATAGTCATAATTTATATTACATTTTTCAATATCACTATAATCAGCTCTTTGTGTTACTGTTCTTGGAAAAATCATTTTCCAATTATCTTTGTTTTGTAAATGTTGCCAATAAACATCAATTGCGTAAAAATAATGTTCTTTAGGTTCTTTCAATAGTTTTTGTATTCCTTCTTGAATATTTTGAATTAATTTATCATAATAATGTGACTTAACAACATATGCTGTTGTAGTGCAACATTTTTTTATTTTATATACGTTCTGCTCATTTATTGCGATTGGTCTTTCTCTTATATTTCCGGCTAATAATAATACATCAAAATTTATATTGTTTTCATTTATATAAGAAATTGTATTATTTATAAAAATTTTATTTAAGAAATGGGCGTCATCTTCAATTATCACAATATAATCTAATTTTTCTTGCTTTGCTTTTTTCAATAAACTTAAATGACTCATACTACAACCTATACGTCCATCTTTTAATTTTACAGCATTAAATCTTTGGTATTTCCACATCAACTCATTTAACTCATTTTCAATATTTTTTTTTCTATCTTCTCTATGATCTAAATTTATATAGAAAACATTATTCAACATTATATTTAAATAAAACTACATTTTTCTATTTAAATATTAACTTAATTAAAATCTTATTTGTATTTTCTTGTTTTCAAATGTTTTCGTTTATTTGATTTCTTTTTGTAATTCCTTTTTGTTTTCTTTTTACCATTATATTTGGTCTTGGTCTTATTTTTCTTTTTTAGCGTCTTCCTTCTTCCGTTGATAATACCATTGCTTCCGCTTTTGCTTCCGCCCCCACTTGTTCGCCTTTGATTGATTGTGGATTGACGCATACTTTGCCTTCGTGTTGCCCCTGGATATAATTGCCTCCAATACGCTTTCACTTTTGCCTCCACTCTCTCATACACTTCTCCTGCATCTTTGTATTCATTAAATGACTCATGTAAATCCTTATACTTCACCAAATACTTCGGATTGTTTTCTTTAATAAAATCATTATGGTTCTTCACCTTCTTATTCTTCTTGGCCCCTTTCCTCGGCGGTTTGTGATCCACTATGGTCTCTATTTTGAAGACGTTTTTCAATTTATTCTTGTAATTTGTTAATTCTTTCTCATGTTCAGGATCATCTAAATCTAATAAGGTCGGTATTGCTCCTTCTATTGCCTCTATATTGTGATTTTCCACATAAGCCTTATCATCATTCCTCTTTTTATTATTTGTTTTCCATAACTTCATTTTGTCATAAGGTGGATAATATTGTATTCTATATTGCCCCTTGTCACGATTTATCCCAACAATTTTCGCATAATGATAGCTTTTACGCTCAAAATCAGGAATACCAAAATCTTCATAATTTTCAGGTATTATTTTAATAACATCCCCAACAACATATTTAGGCACCACATTGCGGGCATATTCCACTTCATCATCAACATCAATATAAACCACATCGTCTTCAATTTGACGCATATTTGTATCTTGTTGGGATTTCAAATTGACGATATTTTTATACTCTTCTGAACCCTTTTTCAGAAAAGTAAAATGTTTTTTATGCGATTCAAAGTTGATACTTTCCAACGGAATGTTCCAGATTTTACCCGTTTTCTTATTTTCTCCTTCCTTGTAATATTCTTTTAGTTTCACCCAAGGTTTCTTGGATTCGTCTGTTGTAAAAGTAAAAAATTCAATCATTTCATAATAAACAAATTTGCCTTCATATTTTGATTTATTATCTGGAATCATATATTGATTATAATGTATAAAATAAGACTCTTCTAGTTTCAATAAATGTGGAGTATCCTTTTTATTTAATCTATAATCTTGCCCATTTATAAGAACATTTGTTTTCTTAATTTGATTTAATCTTTGTAACTTATCATTTAAATCCATAAAAACAAAAACGTAAAGCAATTCTACTTCATCTTCCGAATCGTCAACAACAACATTATCTTGTCCTCGCACCTTATTTCGTTTCACCATTATTTTAGTTAAGTCATCATTTACAACCTTTTTAAAATCATCGCCAATAATGTATGTATTTTTAACATTTTCTGCATCATAATCTTCGTGAATATTTAAATCAATTGTGCGTCTTATAATATCAACCCATTCATTTTGAATACTATTTAAGTAATACCATAAAGGTGCGATTCTATTGAACTTTTCTTCAACAAATATAACATTCTCCCCTTGAGTTTCATTTTCATAATATAAATGATTATTTTTAAGGTTCCAATTATCGTAAGCAACTGGATTATCAAATTTGTCTTTTTTGATTAAGTCCAATAAGTCGCCAATTTTGATATAAAAATGGGTTGAATTTTGTTTTTGAATTAAACTTATGTTAGCAAGTCCAAATTGTTGTTCCAAAATAGGTGCTTCATTTTCATTTTCATTTTCATTTAAACCAAGAACTGAAATTTCGGCGTAAATATCGTTTACATTAAGATTCTCATTTTGTAGTTCTAGTTCTTCATATTTAAGTATTTGAATAATTTGATAATCCTTATTGTTGAAGGTAAAATCATATATATTTTCCCCATTTTCGCCCAAAAAGGCATTTTTATAAGTGTCAACTGTTCCACTATTTTCCTTTTTATTGAAACTTATTTTAATATCTACACCTAATGGCAATGCTTCTTTATCTCCCCGTGGAAATATGCTTTCTTGAAAATAAGGGTGATTTGCCATTCGCCTTTTCCAAACACGTGATGTTGGTAATTGTATTGTTTTATCTACACCGCGTTCATCTAATCGCCAAATAGAATGTGGTTGTTTTTCGTGGGATGCTATAATATCAAATACAAATCCGATGAAAAATTTTACATCTATATTGTTACTAGGAATTAAATACCATTCGCTAGGATAATTATTTTTGAATGTGATATTTGCAGCAGTTAAATAGTATCTCAAGTTTTTATGGACGTTTCCTTCTATTTTTCTTGCTAATGTGTCACCACCTGCTGTGGGTGGATAAAAATATGGTCTTTTATACATATCGTGGAAGAAAAATAAATAATGAACTTTATAACCAGTTGAATCACCCAATCCAGGAATTAAAAATGTTTGTGCTCCACCTAAACGACTACCTAATCCGGTCCCTCCTAATCCAACTTTATAAAAAGTATTACCGTCAATATATTTACTAATAATGTAAATATAGGCTACTTTTATTTCAGTAAAATTGCCGTCATTATTGTCGGTAAATTTTTGATTTTCTACGTCTTTAAAAATCTTATCTGAACCATTATATTCTCTTCCGGATGTAACGTGTTGTTCTTCATTTTCATATAATTTTAAATCTGGTTTGACCCAATGAGCGTCATCCAATAATTCATTTGCTTTATCTCCTAATTTACGAGCATTAAATAATTTAGGTTTTTGTTTTTTATAACCGTGTTTATCAG